TAAATTCCACCAACACCGTTTGTTTGTTTGTTGGTTTTGAAGGTGGATAATATGACTGAAAAGAAAGTAATAAAAGATAAGAATGTGCTATTTGCACTACAAGAGCCTACGCTACACTATGTTAAAGTAGCACCCGAACAAGAAGAATATCTAAAAGTGTGGGTAAAAGAACCTACATGGCTAGAGGCTGAAAAAGCCATGAATAGTGTTATGAAAATAGACACTAGAACACAAAATGTAGATATTGATATTAACGCCATGTATCGTTATATGGTAGAGAATTTTATATCTAAAACTGAACCTTCCCTTTCAACTATTGATATGCTAAGGCTAAGTCCTTATGTTGGCAATCAATTAAAAGAAATCCTACCTAATCCTATGAATGTTTTACAGGAGGATGAAGAAAAAAACGAGTGATTGAGAATGCTATTAAGGGAAAAGGCACTACTCCCGAAACAGTATTCTTAATTATGACTTATACATTGGCTTCGGCTTTATCTATAAGTCCACTAGAAATTTACAAAATGCCATCAAGTTTAGTGATGGATTTATTAAGAGTTCATTTTAGTATGGAAAAGATTAAACATGACGAGTTAGAGAAAGCAAAAAAGAACGCAGGTAGATGATATGGCCGAGGATGAAATCCAAAAACTCGCAGGTAATCTTAGTGATTTAAATAAAGTTACTTTAGATGCCGGAGTTGAATTTAAGGGTTTTACTAAAAGATTAATTGAAATATCGGATTCTACTAGTAAAGCAGGTAAAAAATGGACTATTTTTGCTAGGCTTGTTTCCGGTAGTCCATTATGGAGACTACAAAATAAATTTAGAGCGTTTATTGATATTTTGGGGCAAGTAGAACAAGCATCACAAGCCAATGCTAAATTAGCACAGGAACAAAATCAAAGAGTAATAGAGCAAGTTCAAGCATATGAAACATTAGCCCCTCAACTAGACCTAATAAATCAACTTCACGAAGAGGGGCGTTTTAGGACAGAAGTTCAAGAAGAAGAAACTAAACAAATTATGGAGGCAGTTAAAGCAACATACGCATATAGTGTGGCTATGTTAGAGGGTGCTGACGCTAATGAACAATTTAGTAGGGGATTAGAGGAACTTGTAAAAAAAGGAAAACAACAAACTAAAGTTTTTGAAGAAGCACAAAAAGTTGCACAGTTTGAAAAGGCCATGAAAACTAAAGAAGGTAGAGCAGGGATAAGTGCTGATATTACAAAAGAACAAGAAGCACTAAAAGAAGAGTTCTTTTTAACTAAAACTCCATCGCAAGCAACTACTCAACTTGAACTATTTAAAGAGATAGAAGATAAAATTTCCGCTACTCTTAGACTAGGAGAAAGACGGCAAAAATTTCAAGAAAATATGGCTAAAAGAACTTTAAAGTATAGAAAAGGTATGATTAGTCTTCAAAAAACTATGAAGCCTGTTCTTAATTATGCCTTTAAAGTTATGATAATGCTAATGTTAGGAATTATGGGATTCTTAGTTTTGGCTAAATTTATTCACGATTCATTAGGAATATTAGAAGAAATGGGAGTAATAGATGATATAATGAAAATAGGGTCATTAGTATTAGATAATGTTATGTTAATATTTAGTATGATAGGTGCTTTATTATCGGGAGATATTTATACATTTTTAGACTATGCTTTAGAATTTGTTGATAATCTATTAATGATAGCGTGGGATATACTTATAGTTATATTAAAAGGATTATTAGCATTAGCAATAGCGACCTTCTATACAGGATTAGATATTATTCATAAGTTCTTTACCGACGAACAATTTAGAAGCACAGTCTTTAAAATAGCGAAGAAGGCACTATTTGTCTTTTTAGCAGCCTATGTAGTGAAACAAATAATGATTCAAATGCTAACAGTAGTTGCTATTTATGCCCTCCCTGCTTTAGTTATTCTTGGTCTTACTGCTTTACTTTTTGCAGTAGTTAAAAAATTAGGTGACATTATAAAAGACACTTTCAAATTAGACTTTATGGCTAATGGAGGAGTTTCGGGGGGCGGTATGACAGTTGTTGGAGAAAGAGGGCCGGAGTTAGTTAATTTACCAAAAGGGGCTAGAGTTCATAGCAATAATGAAAGTAAGAAAATGGGCGGTGGCGTAGTGAACAATAATGTTAGCGTTACAATAAATGCCAAAGATACTTCGGATGCTGAACTTAGAAGAATAGCGGAAAAAATAGGGAATCTAATAAGTAGTAAAATGAATAGAAGCACTTCTTCTAGTGGATTTGTAAGGTGATGATATGAGTTATGTATATTTAAAACTACAAAGTTTTTCGGGTAGTGATTTGAACATTAACACTATACCTCTTAAGGCTAATTCGGTTTCTATATCAGTAAGTAAAACAATCCCTGCATTTCCTATTCCTTTGTCCGGTGTTGCTACGGGTGAATCAATTACTGCTGCTTTAGATTTAGGCATGGCTCAAAAAACAGTATCAGTTCAAGGAGTTATATTAGACCAACAAATCAAAAAAACACATGATGGCTCAGAAACAGATGTTGTTTTTACCGCACATGAAATTGCTCAATTAATAGCGTCGGGAGTAGATTCGACAGGATTTGCAGAAAACCAAGCATTTAATGAATTAGTAATTTTAATGCCTTCTTTTGTTGATTCAAATTATGTTCAAAGAGGAGGCATTGATACGGCAGATAGAGAAACAGGGACTTTAGTTCCATTTACCTTTGCTTCAAGAGGAGAGAATAATGCTTTAGATAATGTAGGAGTTCCTGCAAAAATATCTTCATTTCCCGATGCACAAACAGATACAGGATTGACAGGATTCATTAGAAGTTTTAGTTGCGATATAAGCGGAGAAACTTATGAATTATCTTTTAGTTTAGAATTTGAAACTGCGGTTATTGTTCCATAGGTGATAGTATGTATGATGTTTTGGTGGGTAAACAAAGGGGATTAATATTCCCCGTTATGTGTAATGCTCATGTTAAAATAGATTATAGCGACAATGTTCCTTCTACAACAGACAATATAAATTATGGAATTTGGGCGCATACAGGTTCATTTACTTTTGAAAGTATATTGACTCCTTATGACATAAATGGAGTAGGGCAATACTCGGCTACTTCAAGACCAAATACAACTTCTACACAAAAAGTAATCCCTAGTGTTATATTTAGTAGTGCTAATAGTGCTAATCATCAAAGTGAAGATTACCTAACTCAAAGTGCTAGGCTAACCCATGAAATGAGAATATTTTCTAGCACTAATTTTTATGTGTCTTTGCTAAACTCGACACTACATAATGAAAATCAACCTGCCGAATATAAAATTAAAGTTGGTTTAAAAATAGGAGGAACTGATTATACCGCAACAACAGATAATGCAGTTATTACTTCTACTACCGGATTTACTCATTTTTATACTTCGGACACATTAGAAGGATTTGACACAAACAGTAGACAAACACATGTCATTGGTGGAACTACTAATGGTTCTAATACTGCTGAATCAATTCCGGTTGCTTCTACTGCTAAATTCCATGAAGACCAAGAAGTATTTACAAGAGATGGATTTACATTTACATCTTTAGGGACTATTGCTTCTTTGGCCTCCACCCCCGATAGGATTATACTAAATACTGCTCCTTCTAGTAGTATAGGTAGTGGAACAAAAATATTCATACCTTCTTATAAGAACCCTTCTTACATTGAAAATCAATATCATATTGCTTGTTGTTATAATGACATAACAAAAAATATCTATATTTATTTGGATGGAAAACTTGAAAAAAGCCAAAGCATAGATACAAGTTCTAATTTTTCTATGGAACAGGAAGATTTGTTTATTGGTTCTAACGACAATCAAGGAGTAGGAGAAGATAGTGCTACGGCTAACAAACAGTTTATGGGAGAACTACATGAAATGTGCATGACTACAACAATAAGAAATAAATTCTTAATTAATAACTTATTACCTAGTTTAAAAGATACTTTATTTTATTTTAGATTTGAGGAGATAGACGAATGACCGAGATAGTAGCCATTTCTTCTAGCCCAAATACTGTTGTTTTAACAGGAACTACTGCCGGAACAGGTAGTGCGGTTATTAGCAATTTAACCACTACGGATTTATTTGTTGGGATGAAAGTTTCGGGAACAGGAATAGCCGATGGGAGCATAATTACTTCTATTAATAGTGGGGCTAATACGGCAACAATGAATAAAAATTCTAATGATTCAGTAACTACTAGTAGGTCTTTTACATTTACAAAGACCGCATATCTTTGTCCTACTAATCCAATGCTTTATGTTTTTGATTCAGCACTAACTACTAGTAGATTAAACATAGCAATTACTCCCGAAAGCACAGGAAGCGTTGTATTAACTCCATTAGGAAGAAGCACTTTAGCCAATTGCACCATTACACAAAACAGTTCTTTGATTTCATTATCAAGTGGCAATACAGACGATTTATTTGTTGGACAAAGTATTCATCATTCTAAATTACAAGATGATACTACTATTGACAACATACTTTCCTCAACTTCATTCACCATTTCTAAAAGGGCAACAGGCACTACTGCAAGCAGTCAAACTGTTGTTCTAGGTTTAGAATATGCTAACTTAGCAACGACAGATGGCTTTAAAATAAAATGTTATGATAATACTAGTGATACAGGAGTTAGAATAAATAGTTGGAATGAAGATACTCATTATTTATTCGCTATGATTCATTCCGATGATTTTTCAAAACATCATTTTGTTAGAGTCACAGAAAAATTAACTCAAGATGTAGAGGGAGATGCTTTTGAATTTGAGCCAAAATTAGGAAATGAAGTGGCTAATGGAGTTAAATTTAGATTGTTTTCTTTTCCTATACCAACTAGTAATCATCCATTAGTTATAGGGGCGGGAATTAAAAATAATCCAACCTACGAATTACATTGTGCTAGGCCAATATTTTATTTCTTTAATGAATATTTAGATAAAAAGAATGAATTAAACCACGACATAAAGCACACTATCATGTTCAAAGAAGGAGACTATGTTTCTAATGCTACTGAAACATTGGCAATAGATAGCCACTTTACTACTAAAGAGGACTTTGGAACTACTATAATTGATTATAGCAACTTCACTCTAAAAACTAAATTAATAGATAAACTAAAAGAACAAGATAATCCAACCACTCATACAAGTAATGAAGGCAATACAATTTTAGACTATACTCCATTTACAAACGACGCTTGTTTTACTAATGCTAGAAGAGATGATAACGATACAATAACTGATACTGCAAGTCAAGACTACAATGGACAATACAGATATGTTTCTTATGGTTATTCAAAGGATAAATCAAATCTATCTTACAATGTAATAGATTGTGTTTTAGAAGAATCATTCGGTGAAAAAGGAAGTTTGGCAGAAATAAAAATAGCAGACCCTTATAGAGTATTACCAAAGAAAATAAAAGAAGGAGATTCTTTTAGGGTTAGACAACAAGTTTTTAGAGGCGACTTTAATGAATTTAAATCGTTTGGGGCAAAGATAGCAACAACTCCTTCTTCGGCTGCTACTTCTTATACAGTGAGAACAGAACATAATCTTACAAATTTTTTAAATGCGGGTGATGAAGTAAAGGTAGGTAATTACATCTATTATGTATCTAGTATTACTGCTGACTTTAGCGGCGGAACACAAACATTAGTTCTTGAAGCAAAAAGAAGATTAGAAACAGAATCGATTGTTTCTAGTGCAACATATACTTTACAAGCGGAAGATGAATTATTAAGAAGAGCCTACAATAAAAAAGACAAAACATTACTAACTGACTTTAAAGGAATTAATGATAGAAAACAAGATGTATTTGTAAAAATGCTATCAAAGGATTTTTCATTCCTATATGCTTCTGTATCTAATATAGATGAGAATAAAAAACTACTAACTCTAAGTTTTCCCGATAAAGCATATTTTGACTCGGATGGAGCAACTTCAAATGAAGAGTCTTACCATTCATTAGGAAATTCTTTAGATTATATGCTAGGAAAGTATTCAATTAATTTACAGAAGTTTGATGGAGAGATTGAAAAAATCGAAGAATATAAAGAAGACGGCTTAACACAAATGGTAATTATAGGAAGAAGTAATATTAGAAAATTAATTTCACCTATCATAAATAAAAATGCTTTATTTTCGGAAGATATAATTTACTCATCACAAAGCCCTTACAATAAGTTAACATCAGCAGGGGCTAATTTTACTTGTACTTTTGGTAGTCAAACAATTACTGCTTCTACTAGCATAACTCTAGCAACGGGAGATAAAATACACATCAAATTTCCAACAGGTATGATGAGTTATGTTGGTGAAATATCTTTGGGGGCAACAGGAACTAGTTTTACATTGGTAGATTTTCCAAGAGCCGAAGGAACTACTATGGCAGGATTTAAAGAATCAAACACTAATTATGTAATGAATAAAGCCCTTGCTAGTAATGCTTATGTTCAATCTTCTACTAGTTTAGGAGGCACTTCAAACAAAGGACTATTTTTTAAGTCGGGAACAAAATTAGATTCATCGGGATTAGAAACAACAGACTTAGTTGGAACTAGTCATAGCACTCATCAAGACGCATTAGGTTATAATATAAATGAAGTAAAGAGAATGAAAAGTGACCCTTACTTCCAAAGCACATTAGAAAGTTCTACTTTTGACACAATAAATACTCTTATGGATTTTGAAATAGTTAAAACAAACGCCGTAGGAAACTCAACACAGGTGACATTAGCACCTTATGTTCCTTTAACACTAGGAAGAGTAGACATTAATTATGCTAACACTAATGACACAACTTTTTCGGAAAACAATTTGGGTAAATTAACCAATGATATGTCTATTGCTAGAAAACACATTGAAGTGGACTCGGAAAGAGTTTTGTCTAGTATTAATGAGATTAGAGGAAATAGAAATTTGCATGGTAAGCCTATTTATATCAATGGTAAATTTTTAGCAAATATTGTTCAAAGTGTTAAGAACTATGAAACTACTATAAGCACGACTACAAATGGTAATACTACTTTAACTGCTAATACAGATAATTTATCTAATGGTATGGAAATAGTTAATGGAACTCATTCGGGAATACCTAATGGAACAACAATATCTTCATTAGGAGAAACAAGCCTTACAATGAGTGCTAGTGCTACTAATAGTGCTACCGATACTACTACACAATTTACTTTACCTTCAACACAAACTAGAATATATTTAGATAGAGAAGTGGGAGTTGTTTCTTTAAGTGGCTCAACTATATCAAGCGATAGTGTTGTTGCTATGACTTCAACAGAAAAAATATTTGTTGGTATGGGTATTAGTGGAACGGGAATACCGGCCTCAACAACCGTCACTAAAATAAATAGCAAAACAAAAATAACCATAAGTGCTAATGCAACTGCCACAGGAAAAAATACATTTACTTTTGTTCTTAAGGCGGGTATGTATGTCGATAAACTTAGAGGACATGCAAATGAAGATGTTTCAGTATTAACAAAAGCAACAACTGAAACAAAAGAAAGTTCTAAATTAACACATGAATTGAATTTTATAAATGCTGCACACCTACATGGTGCTAAAACAATAGGGCTACTCCATCCATTACTAAACACTGCGGCGACTAACAACGCTTGTAGTTTGTTAAATTATCCTTTATCTTATGAACAACCGTTTAGACAAAGATTGACTAGTAGCGGTAGTGCTGCTTTTTGTGCTAGTTTTGATGGAACTTCTGCAATTATAGATGAAGTTCCTAAATCTTCACAAGAAGTCTATGGAACTCCTATGTATAGATTATTAAATATAGAAAAAGGAAATTACAATAAGTCCCTGCCTAAAGTTGTATATTCTACAAACATACAATATTATTTAGAAACTCTAAGTAAAATTAAATATTATGCTAGTGCATATAGATTTAATGCCGGATATTACATTGATGGAATTGATGAACATAATATTATTGGAACAGATATTATGGGGTTAATTTGGACAGGAACTAATTTACTAGAAACATATAGTGGTGATGCTCATGTTGACTATGAAAATGTTCAAAATATTTCTGCAAGTAATCCCGATGTAAATACCCTTGAAGTTCCTAGAGTTGGACAAAAAGTAGTTGCTAGTAATATTCCTTCTAATACCTTTGTGACCTCCATTACCTCAAAAACAGGTTCTTCGGGTTCTTATGTAGGGGAAGTAATTTTGTCTAATAATTCGACGGGTAATTCTAGTGCGCTTGATGTTGAAGCGGATTATTTTTCATTTGACAATAAAAGAATCCCCGAATCTAGGGGCTATGTATCGTGTATGGGAAGTAAGTTTTTTGATATGAAAACCCTAGAAAAAAAATCATATGAAATCATAGAATTACCAAGTTTAGTACCGACTCAACACAACACTAGATTTCATCAAGGAAACTACCCATTAGTTCTTTTACCCCCGAATCCAATAGTTGCCGAAGAACAAAAAACAAACACTATTACATTAGCGTGTGATACTAACGGCAATACTACTTTAGATGGTTTTTCGGACACCGGAAGATTAAATGTAGGTATGGTAATATCGGGAACTGACATTCCTACGGGAACTACTATTACTGCGATTTCTTCATCTTCGGCCATAACAATGAGTGCTAGTGCAACAGGCTCTAATACTGCTGATAGAACATTTACTGTTACTACTAATTTACATAGTCCATTAGCAGTAAAAGATAGATTAGAACATATTGATTCTAAAGTTGCTAGAATGTTTTTGTTCTCTAATTGTGACCTTTTACCACATTCTTCTACTAGAAAAGATAGCATTATGTATAAGAACGCCAATAGAGATTTAACTAAATACAATGTAATGTTTTTAGGTAAAGAAACTGATTCTTTAGACAATGAAATAAAAGATAATGTTGTTGGAAATACTAACCCAATAACTAGGTTAGACAGTTCATATACTTCTAGTGCTATATCTTCCGTATCGGATTCATCACCACAATTAAAAGACTTGAAGAGATTTAGCATAATGAGATTAACAGAGGTAGTATATGATTTTGCCTTTAATCAATTTGACCCCGAAAATCCTCCATCAAATGAACAAGTAATTCCTTCCTTTGACTTACCTAACTACGAAGTGACTAGATTAATGCACTCAGGAGTTAGTAATAAAGGTCTTTATATTGATAGCATATCAAGCAAAACAATTAATTTACAAGATAATCAAAATGCTTCACAATCTGCTGAATCTGTTATTAATACCGGAGCAGCAGTTGGAGATATTTTAATAGATGGTGAAGGTAGGTATATAGGAGTAATTGCTTCTTTTGGGACTAATAGCATAACATTAGAAGAAGTTCCTCATAAAACAACGGTAAAGTCGGATGGTGTAAGCACAGAACACAAAGATTACACACTTAATAGAGCAGGTAGTGTGCCTACTAGTTCTTCTAACTCACCATTATATTATCTTAAAGCAAATCATATGCAATCTGCTTCGCCAAATAATAAAAGAGGACATGCAGTTGTTAGAGGATTGGCTACAACAAATAGATTTAATGACATGAGTTTTGGTATTCATTTGCTAAAAAGTGCCGTTATGAGAGGTATTGCTGAGCAATCCTCCGGCTCACAAGTTACAGGAAGTCATTTGAATAGGGGAAATCATAGTGCCGGTTTTGGGGGAGATGATTCTAACGAAACCGATACTACTTGGCATACAGAAGTTGGTAATTTTGCACATGGGGAAGGATATGATTATGTTAGTTTTATTGGAACTGAAAGCACTAATAATAGTGGATTAGGTAGTAGGTGGCACGATATTAATCTATGGCTTCCAATAAACTTAGGATATAAGCCAAATATTTTTCAAACTTCTAGGACTCAAAATAGAAATTTTTGTAATAGTAGTTCGCCTTTTCCTTTAATAACGCAATACTTAGATACGGTCACTTCTGCCTTTACTACCACTGCTGATAGCATAAATATAGGAAATTATAGCCAACAACAAACGAGCAATCTTCAAGCAAAAATAGCCGAATCAAAGGGCATATTATTACAGAATTTTAAGCCCGTATTTCTTAATAGATTTACCATAGAAGGAGGTTCGGGGGCAAAAGCCGATATTGGAATGACAGGAACTAGAATAGCAAAAACAACTAAGACTACTTATGTAGCGGATGCTAATTATTATTCTACTAGAATAGGAATGTCTATGAAAAGAACATTTAGTAGTTCTACTCTTAGAAATAGTGGTTTCGCTATGAGCAAAACGCCGGAGAGTGAAAGTCTAAACAGTAGGGATTATCAAGACGATGCTGACGGTGTTTTCTACGGATTAAAACCATTAATCAAATTAGATTTTGGTTATCAATTACCCAATGTAGATTTTACTACCGGAACTAGGAGGGCGGAAGCAGTAATGAATGCCAACACACCGTTTATTATGGATGGTGCAGGTTTAAGTGATGCACAGTGCGAAAATTACCACACTAATGATAGGTCGGGTGCTACTTTTCATTATATTGTAACAGGAGAAAATCGCACTTCTAATGCTACAATCCCATTTGGAACGGCTATAAATTTCTTTACTTCAACAGTGTCTAGTAATACATATAAAGTTAATATGAACAAGAATGCACTACAAGCAACAACTGATAATGAACTAGTTGTTAGTAGGAATTTTGTAGGCACTAAAAAAGCAGCAAATAATACTAATGTTCATGTGTTTTATTTAACAGATAGTGACCTTTACAACCCTAACGATTCAGCAATATATCCCGATTTGCTAGGATATACTTTGAATCCATTATGGCTTAGCCAAGTAGATTTAACAGGTTGTTATTTAGTCTCGGAAGAAGGAAATCAATATTATAGAGATACAGGAATTTTGACTCCTAATTATAATGAAACGATTAGTTTTTCAAGAACAGGGACTCCTTATTCGGGAGGACACGGTATATTTGAAAGTAGTCACAGTGAAGTTCAAAGTATAAATGGCTTTACTCCTAGATATATTCTATATATTCTATCACATGAAATAGACACTACTTCTGCTATTAGAAAACACATAATAACAGTTAGTGGTGAAATACCCGACCCTATTATGATTTCAAATATTGCTGACTCCGATGATACTAACAAAGGATGCTATCATAGAATGAACCACTATCAAAGAATAAAAGGTTTTAGAGTTATGCAACCTAATCATACTTGCTTTTATGATTTTAGCCCTAAGAAAATTAGAATAAATGAAATGTCTTCAAAATACACAAAACGACCCGATTCAAAACAAGTATATGGAAATATAAACCATTATAATTATCCCGATATGGTAGGGGATTCTACTAAGGAAGGTGACAACGAGGGTGTTTTATCTATGTATGTTATAGTTGACCCCGATAACCAAACTAATGACGGGCATTTAGTGGTTAGAAACCTAAATAATCTTAGAAATAATATCATACAAAATGAAACGACTAAGATGTTATTTAGCGATGGAGAAAATCAAAATCATACGGCAGTTGAATTTATAGATGAAGGAGATGATATAGGATATTATATTTCTTTAGAATCACAAGAAGAACTACTAGGAGTGGTTTCTGCTTCCGAGACATTTACTATTACTGTTCCACAACAGGTAGATAGTGGGGCTAAAAGAGCATTAATAGGAAGTGTTGTTAATATAGGAACTGATAGTGATTTACTAATCAATGATTTATTGGAAGACCAAAGCATACAATTCACATTAACTAAAAATGAGACATTCCCATTAATAGTTGCTCCTAATTTCAAGGGAGTAGAATTATACTCAGCGATTAAATTTTTAATGGGTAAAAAGAATAAAAAATTAATAGAGGATAGTAGTTCATTTTCTATAAAAGACGACGATAGTTCTTTCCAATCTAAATTATTTTTGACTACAAAATCAACAGACAATGACATATTTAGTTATAAGAGAACTAAAAGTTCTTTTGATATTTTTAATGATATTACAGTCTTTGGAAGATTTCACAAAGCCGTTAGAAAAGAAATGAATAGTATTAAAAAGAAAGGTCTTAAGTCACTACAAGTATTTGAAGAAGAACTTGTCACTCAATCATCAGTAGATAAAAGAGCAACAGAACTTTTAAAATTACACAATGAACAAAACTTCAATTTAGACTTGGAAGTGGGCTATAAAAACATGTCACAATTAAAAGCAGGTGACATAATAACTGTTGAAATTCTTGAAGAGAATATAGCAAGAACAGAATTTTTAGTATTGAGTATTGAGCATACTCTTTCGGGAATAATGAAACTGCATTTGGGTAAATACATCAAAGGACTAGAAGATAGATTTGCTGAATTAGCAATAGAAAATAGAAAAACCAAAAACAGATTAAATGAGGATTTAATTGATTCGGACAAAAACCAATTTAATTTCTTAGGAAAGGTAAAAATAAAACCAATAAAAACAGTAATTAGGAAAAAGACAGTGACCGGAGGATTCACCCTCAATACCTTTTCAACAATGCTAAATACAAGTGCCTCTCCACTTAACATAGGAACTACTACCTTTACCACACTTACGGAGGAAGAACATTGATAGTTGATAAATTACAATCTTTACTAGCCGACCAAATAGTAAGTTTGGTAAGTAGTGGAAAGGTAGGTCTTGGAGGCAATTCTACTTTTAGTTCTCAAACAGGTTTAGACATTGAATTAGCAAATGCCACAAGTGCATCCGCTACAAAGTCGGATGAAAATGTAGTTCAAGTAAAGGTTTCAATTTCCGGTGGAGGAACATTAGCAGGTCAAGTGCTTAGAGAAGTAGGTGTTTTTGATGGTAGTTCTAATATGTTAATTAGACAAAATTTTGATGGCATTGGGCCTTTTGCTTCTAATGAAACAGTAGAATTTTTTATATTTTTGGAGGTAGAGTAGAATGACAA